GATCATCAAATTGGCAATGCGGTGACGCTCCACCGGGAACAACTGCTCCCAAACATCATTGAGCCGCCCCATGGCCATGACGGTCGTGGCTTCATCGATCTGCGCGCCATTGCGCTGGATATGGCGCACCACCGACGCGACGGATTCCGGGCTGGTGAGTGCGGTGCGGATCTGGGCCACCACTGCCGCTTCGATCTCCGTTGCAGGAATTCGCTCGTAACTCTTGCCCGGCGCGCCGAAGCGGCTCTCCGACTTGGACACGTAGTAGAGGTACTGTCGCCCGTTTTTGCGCGAATAGGTCGGGTACATCCGTTCACCCGAGGGGGCGTACAGCAAGCCGCGTAGCAGCGCATCGGTGCGCGACCTGATCTTGGTTTCCACGGATCGCGCATGTCCATCCTTGGACAAGATGGCGTGGACCTTGTCCCACAGATCTCGGTCGATGATCGGCGCGTGCGCACCGGGGTACCAGTTGCCCTTGTGCGACAACTCACCGAGGTAAATGCGGTTGCGCAGCAGCTTGTGCAGGTACTTCTTGTCGATGCGCGCGCCGCTGCGGGTCTGCCCTTCCTGCGTGGTCCAGGCCTTGGTGGTCACGCCCTCGAGGTTGAGTCGGGCGGCGATCTGGGTGGGTGAGCCGATGCTCAGCATTTCCTCGAATATGCGCCGCACGACTGCCGCCTCGTATTCGTTGATGACCAGCAGCCGGTTTTCAACGTCGAACCCCAGCGGCGGTACACCGCCCATCCACATCCCCTTGCGCTTGGACGCTGCGATTTTGTCGCGGATACGCTCGCTGGTGACCTCGCGTTCGAACTGCGCGAAAGAAAGCAGCACGTTGAGCATCAACCGCCCCATCGAGGTGGTGGTGTTGAACTGCTGCGTCACAGAAACGAAGGACACCGAGTGGCGCTCGAACACTTCGACCATCTTGGAGAAATCCGCGAGGCTGCGGGTCAGTCGGTCAATCTTGTACACCACCACGATATCGATCCGGCCACGCTCAATCTCCGCCATCAGGCGCTTGAGTGCCGGGCGCTCGGTGTTGCCGCCGGAAAACCCTGGATCGTCGAAGTCGTCGGCCACTGGAATCCAGCCCTCGGCACGTTGGCTGGCGATGTATGCTTGACCCGCTTCCTTCTGCGCATCGATCGAATTGAATTCCTGATCGAGTCGCTCGTCCGATGACACCCGGCAATACACCGCACAGCGTTTGCGGGCGCGGGCTGCGGCGATCTCGCTCATCGCGCACCTCCCTTGGCAAGCCCGAAGAACAGCGGCCCGGACCAATGTGTGCCGGTGATGTGGCGGGCCACAGCGGTCAGGCTCTTGAAGGAGCGCCCCTCGTATTCGAAAAGCCCCTCGGCGGTCACGATCACTTTGTGCTCGCGCTCGCCCCATTCGCGAAGGAGGATGGTGCCCGGCGCGAATTCAAATTGCCGCGCGGGTGCGCGCAGTTTGATTTTGGAGTGCCGCTGGCCGATCGCCTGCAATCTCAACTTGGTTTCGATCGACAGGCCACCGAAGGCCTCCTCCTGCAGTTTGTAGGCGATGCGCGATTCAACGTAAGTGCGGTTCGGGTACTCGGGACGACGCGGAAAGTACCGATCCCACAGTTTCCAGAGCTCGGCCATCGGCAGGCAGCCCAACTCGGCCACCCTCGCGGCAACGGAGGCTTGTTTCTCATTCATCGCAATGTCTCCTGTTGATAAGGAGTTGTATGAACGCTCTGGTCGGGGAAGAAGCCAAGTCCCTCTGCGCTCTGTGGCAATGGCGCTGGCGCCAGCGTGCGAACGATCGCGGCCGCAAGGATGGTGGCGATTTCGCCGGCGCGTTCGACTGCAGGCATCTCATGAGGAAATGGAAGTTCGAGGGTTTTCATCAGGGCTCCGGGGAATTGGAAACGCCTCTGATGATGGATTTACCCGTCCGAAGTGGATGGCAATTGCGGGTAATCGCGCTGCCTTCAAGCCCACTTTTCGGGATTGGTGTGTCGCGAAAACGGAATCGACAAACGCGCGTTAAAGAATCAGTTGCTCGCGCATCATCGGGTCGTTATCATCATTCGATTAACTAATCACGCAACTGGGTCACGATCATGGCTTTTGGAGCCTTCATACGCAGCAAGCGCGAAGAGCTCGGCATTCAGATGAATGACTTTGCCCGACAGCTTGGCATTTCGCCGGCTTACTGGTCGCGCATCGAGCGCGAGATGGAAAACCCGCCCAAGGACGAACTGATCCGCAAGGCCGCAGAGATTCTCGGCATCAACGCTGACGATGCTTTCGTACAGGCCAGCCGCCTGCCGCCGGATATGCGCGACAACATGGGGAATCTGGTCCAGATGTACCGCAAGCAAGTGAAGAAGGACAAGTGAATGCCCGCGTTGACGCTTGGCTATCGGCACTGCGACCGTAAGCGCCCCCTCTACATCAGAAACGCCGAGATTGAAGGCATCGCGGCGCTTGCGCGTCAGCAGTTGGTGGATGCCGACACGGACGCCATCCCGCGGGAGGTGTTGTGCGACATCTCTGGGCTCTGCATCAATGGCATCAGCTTCGACCTGTTCGTGGGGACCGGCCATGTCGTGCATGATGAAAACGGCAATCCGGTGCTCGGTATCTGCGAATACGACCCGGGCGTGCCGCAAACTGCCATGGTGTCGGTTACGCCGGTCGGTGAGCACGCCAGCGAAGGATTGGTGCTGAGCACGCTGAGTCATGAATTGGGTCATGCCATTTTCGATGCCCCGGGCTGGATCTTCGATGCGAGCCTGGGGCCGGGTTTGTTCGATAACCCGGGCGTGCGCCGGGCGTATCGCACCACTACACGTGACCTGGATCATCTTTCCAGACCCTCGCCGGTCATGGACACAACCCCGACCCACTCTGCTCTGCTGTCCGGGCAAACGCCCCGAGACCTGTATTTTGCTGAGCTTCGCGCCAACGAATTCATGGGCTCGCTGCTCGTGCCACGCCACCGGCTGCATGTGCTGGTCGCAGAGCTTGCTCCCCTGTTCGATGTCGCGATTCGTCGCAGCCCGTCGCTCGACCCTGAGTGGGCCGAGCAAGGCCTGGACCTGACCGTCGAGGCCGACGATGTGGCCAACATGGAATGCCTGCAGCGAGAAATCGCCCATCAGTTCGGCGTAAACCGCCGCTTCATAGCAGTGCGCATGGAGCGCTACGGACTGATCAAACCGGAGAACAAAGCGCGCTGAGTTTCGATTTAACCCGGCCGACCGCGCGTCGGCATTTTTTGCATGCTTCGATTAACCGTTCGCGCAATCGCGCACTTCATTTAGAAAGGACGTATCGGATGCCAGTGGATGATCAAGTCGCCGTTGAACAGCAAAAAGCGCCGCCCGCCGGTCAGCAGGCCGAGAAGCCATTGCGCACACGCCAGTCTGATGAAGGCCCGGCGATCCTCCCCTACATGCAGCATTTCGTGCTGCTCGTGCGCAAGATCAAGCGACCAAGGCTCCTGCAGATTTTGGTGGAGCGCGCCAATGGCAGCCCCCTCGATGATTGGCCCGCGCTCGGTGAAACAGCCGCACGCATTCTCCCGCCACAATCTCGAAGCGCGGTATTTGAACGCGTCGCCATGCTGCGTCCTGATGTGCAGCGCCGGCTCGAACAAGCCGCTGAGCGCATCATGCTGCTCGACGATGAATATGGTGTGCTTGCCGTTCAGTCCTTGCTGGATGAATGCAACGAGGCCGATACCGCCCTCCTTGCAGCGCCCACCGACCGGCACAGCCGCGCCTTGCATCTTTATCTGCTGCAGGAGTATCCGGAAAGCGGCGCGCGGCGCGAGCAGCGGTTTGACCACGCCGAGAGACTGCAAACCCTGCATCGACAGTCAAAAAGCGAGAGCTACTCCAGTCATTACCTTGGCCCCAGAGGCGTGATGCCGACGCTCGACACGAATATCGAGGGCGTTCTGCGTGAGCGAATCGCCGCACTGTTTCCGCAAGTTACTGCCGATCAGATTCTCATTGAGCAGTTCTGGCGTCGGGGACTCTCCGATGCCGATGGCTCCCATGACGAGGACAACGACGACGCCACACCCGGCCCGGTTTACGCCCTGACGGCCACTTTCAACGGATCGACTGCGCACTATCAACAGGTCGATAACGGCGAAGTGGTCGACCACGAAGAACCTGCCGCGATGTCGGCCAGCTTTTCGTGGGAGCCCGACAGCGGATCGCTGGGCGTGTTCTGTGAGGACCGTGAAGTGCGCCGTGATCTCGCTGCACTCTTTCGGGATGTCGTGCTGGCCTGCGAGGACGAGATCAACGATATGCCGATACGCGAATTCGATCTGTTCGGCTTCTCGACCCCTGCCATGCTCAAGCGGCTGGAACAGGAGCGCGTGGCGGGCGTGGAGAAGATTTCGATCGTGCACATCAAGATCGCCCGCCCCATCGAACAGAGCTCCTTCGACGAAGCCAAAGGGCGCGATCTCATCCAGCACTTGTCGAGCACCCTGCTGATCGGCAGGGACCGGCGCGATGCTCGCCACATCTACCAGTTGGCCTATGACGACTATGGCCTGGACGACCTGACCGGCTACACGCTGGCGCAAGTGAAGCTGGTTTTCAGGATGGCGTCGCAGCCTCATCGCCGGGCGCACAATGTGACGGTGCAGATCGCCGCACCCAACGGGCTCAACGATAAAAGCAAGACCGAAGATGACCGCAAGCGGGTGTTGCAACAACTGGCGCGAATCGGAGTGCTGCGTGAGTTCTGAGCCGTCTGCGCATGTCGAATTCATGGCGTGTCTGGATCGACTGGACCGGATCGACGTGCGGCTCATGGCAGACACCATGGGGCGTGGCGTCCCCGAGTTTTTGCGCCGGCGCTGGATATCGGTTGAGGCGCACCTCACGAGAGTGATGGTGCCGGTGCTCGATTCGCTCCAGGAAGTCGAGGTCGAGATCGATTTGCAGGCGGGCGTCTACCGCTACCCCAGTGCGCAGGTGCGAGGCCGTGTGCTGCAACGCCCGCTTGCCGAGATCGCGCTGCACGCCCTGCAGGTGGATGCGTGGCTCGATGAACTGACCACACTGATTGGAATCGAAGCGCGGCGAATTGCCCGCCGCCGCCAGCTTGTGCGCGACCACCTTTGGCATCTGGGTGATGTTCGCGTTGGAAACACGCACGACTTTGCGCCGGTGTTCGTTTCTCGGGCTTGGTCCCGCGCACCACAGGACGAAGTGCGCGCGGCACTCGCTGACCCGATCTGGCCTCGAGGTGGTGTCCTGCTTGGGCATGGCATGTTGCCTGCCTCAGTGTCAGGAGAACACGCGTCGCGCGCGCTTGATGATTTTGTTCGCGTGGAAGATGGGATGGAGGTTTTTGACGCGGGTGCATTCGATCGCGTGCTGCGCGGTCATGTCACCGGTATCAAGGAGGCCGAGCCCGATCAGTTCATTCAGGCCAACCGGCTGAAGCTGCCGCACTTCCCCCGATCGCGCGAGCTCTCGGAAGAACGGGCAAAAATCGTCAAGCTCATGTGGGGCATGAATGGCCAGCCGGCGCCAGTCTTGTCATGGGCAGAGGTCAACACCCATGCCACCACCGGCTATCAATCCTTCGACGACGCCTTCGGCGGCAAGCCCGGGCGGGAGGATGTGATCGAGTGCATTCAACGCGGAAAATACCGGCTGCGACGAAACCCATAAACGCGCCCATAAAGCCAACCAGACACCGACCATAAACCGCTGCGGAAACTTCGATGTGCCCATTTCATAAAGGAGGCACATCGAAATGCAAACCAGCGTTCCCGTCACCCAATCCGGCCGGAATAACGTCCGCGCCAAAACGGGCAGTCCCGCCCGCATCGCCCTCGACGAAAACGAGCTCGCCATCCGGTGGGGGCTTTCCGTCAAAACCCTGCGTCGCTGGCGCCAGGAACAACTCGGTCCGATCTACTGCAAGCTCGGTCGCCGGGTCATGTATTTGCTGCCCGAGGTCGAGGCCTTCGAGAAGCGCGTGTCGCGCTACTCGAGTTTCACTCGCGCCTACGTTTGAGGGGGATCGCCATGAACACCCTGACGATCTACCCCGAGCAGCTGACCGCGATGACCGAGGCCGAACTGGCGGCGCTGCCACCCGAACGGCTGTGTGAAGTTCATACCAACCTGCAGCAGTTGATCGACTGGATCAAAACGGCGCAAGCCAAGGTCCATGCCGCCATGCGCCTGCGCTACGGCCAGCCGGAACATGCGGCGCGCATCATCGCCGGGAAAGACTTCGGCGTCGTCCGATTCTATGACGGCCCGATCTGCGTCACGGTCGACGCGCCGAAACGCGTGTCGTGGGACCAGAAGCAACTGGCCGAAATGGCCAAGCGCATCGCGATCAGCGGGGATCGGGTCGAGGACTATCTCGACATCGAATTCAGCGTGCCTGAATCGCGCTTTACCAACTGGCCCACCGCCCTGCGCGAGCAGTTTGCACCGGCCCGCACCGTCAAACCCGGCAAGCGATCCTTCGATCTGGTCGCGGCAGACGATAAGGAGGTGGCGTAATGGCGCTTCCCATCATCACTGCCGACCAGCGGCTGCGCGAGAAAAAAGGTGTGAAGCTGGTGCTGCTCGGCAAAAGCGGCATCGGCAAAACCACCCAACTAAAAACGCTGCCCGAGGCCTCGACCTTGTTTGTCGATCTTGAGGCCGGTGATCTCGCGGTCAAGGACTGGCGTGGCGACTGCGTGCGCCCGGCCACCTGGCCCGAGTTTCGCGATCTGGTGGTCTTTCTCGCGGGTCCCAATCTCGCGCTGGCACCGGAAGCCCCGTATTCCGAGGCGCACTTCCGGCATGTGTGCGACCGCTACGGCGACCCGGTGCAGCTGGCGAAGTACGACACCTATTTCGTCGACAGCATCACGGTGCTGGCAAGGCTCGCCCTGATCTGGGCCAAGACCCAACCCCAAGCGGTATCCGAGCGCACTGGCAAGCCCGACACGCGAGGCGCCTACGGATTGCTCGGCACCGAAATGCTCGGCGCGCTGATGCATCTGCAACACGTTCGGGGGAAGCACGTGGTGTTTGTCGCCATCCTCGATGAGCGCATGGATGACTTCAAC